AAGATTTTCTTTTTCAGTTCTTCGATTTGCTTGGCGCGCTCCTTCGCGGCGCGAGAAGCCTCGCCGCCCCCGGAAGGGCCGAGTCCGCCGCCGTCGCGCCTCGCCTGCGCCTCTTCCTGCGCGATAATCTCGTTTGCCCGCTGAAGTCCTAATAGGTCGCCTGACCCTATGGCCCTGAGTCGCAACGCTTCACCGCTCGGCCTTACGGCGCTCTCGAAATTGCTGAGCACGGGGGCTTTGGCATCGGCCCTCCGGAACATGTCCGTCAGGTTCGTGATTCCGCCTGGGTTCGTGATTGAGACACCTATGATGGCCAGCGCGCGCACTATGCCGAATTGCTGATCCAGCTTTCTAAATTCGCCGATCAGGCGACCGACAGAATCCGCCACAGTTACAAACGCGGCGGCGACAAGCAAAAGCTCTTCCTTGTTGTCCTGGAGCAGCGCGGTGATCTTCGGCGCGTCACGTTCGAGGATCTCGACCAGTTCTTTAAACGCGGGGAGAATGGTCTTCAGTAACTCGTCACCAATCGGCGCGAGGGCGACGGTTATCCGGTCGTTCAATCTCTCGAACTGCACCTCAAGGGACTCGGTTACAGCCTGCAGTTTGGGATTATTTTCAGCGGTCTGGGCGAGAGCGGTGAAGAATTCCTCGACCGTGTTGATCCCCAGGCGCTGAGCGGATTCGCGGATCGCTTTCGCGTTCGTCGGACTGTCGACGTTGAATAGCTCCTTTATCAACTGCCCCGCAAAAGGCGAGTTGCCGACGAGTTCCCTCAAGTCTTGCTTCTCGAAATTCTGCGTGATCAGTTGCACGAGGTTTCCGACAAATCTGGAGGGGTCGTTGAGCGGGCTGATCGCGTTTAATCGTCCCACGGCCGGCAGGATTCGATTGATTGTCTTTTCTGAAACGTCGAGGATTCGCAGTTGATTGTCGAGCGTGAGCGCCAGATTGGTTGTAAGGCCCGGCGTCCGCTGCGCCAATGTGAAAAGTTCGGCGAATCGCTGTTTCGCCGCTTCCGCGCTGCCTGTGAGCGCCTTGAGCGTGTTGACCTGGCGGTCTATGTTGATTGCGGCGTCTATGGCGGATCGAGCGATATTCTCAAATAGACGGACAACGCCGAGGGCTGCAATAGCCGCAAACGCCCCCCGCAAGGCGCTGATAGCCGTGCCGAGAGAGTTCGCCGCGGTCGACGCCCGCTGAGTTTCCCGCTCCAGTTTCCGTTGATGCTCGATCTCTTTCTGAAGGGCTCGCTCGCGAATGAGATCGAGCTGAGACTGCTTGCGCCTCTCAATCTCCAGGAGTCTAGCGTTAGATTGAGCGGCAATGGCTTCGAGCTTGCGCAGGTGGGCAAGTTCTTTATCCTCGCGACCTTTCCGAGTCGTCTCAATGCCAGCGCCAAGCGAGTCGCCGATCTTTTTGCCGGCGTTCTTCGCGGCCGTCTGAGCGGCGGGAGAACTGAGCGCTTTTTCGATATCGCGCTGCAGTTTCTGCTCGCTGCCACTCAGGTCCAGAACTGTTTTTATTACAACTTCACCTTCGGGCATTTCAGTATCCGTGGGCCAGACGCCTTAAATGTTCGACGTCTGGCTTGTTGCTCGCCTGCTGCGGTTGCTTCATTGCCTTATTTTCGCTCGCCCGTCGCGCCGCCTTGATCGAGAGCAGGCAGGCGTACTCGAACGGGTCGAGAGAGTCCAAGGTCTCGCGCATTCCGCCCTCCCCGTAAACCATGCTCTCCTCCTCCAGTTCGTTCGCGATCTGAATCGCCAGCGTCAGATGCGGGGGCTCAGTCCCTGGCTTCGTTTCCTTCAATCTGCAGCCGGCGCAGATGCTCTCGATCTCTCTGTCAGGCTGGTCTTTTAAGACTCGAAAAATCAGGCCCGTTTTTTTCGTCGAGCATCTGGTTTCGCCGGGGCAGGCTTCGAAACCTAGTTCTCTGATTTTGTCGAACCGAGCAGTGAACCACTCCGTCAGTTCGTCGATGAGTCCCGCCGTGGGGCCTCGAAACTCTCCATCAGCGCCTCGATCGCGCTGAGCTTCCACAGCGCGTTTACGAGATCCTTGCGCTGCGCGATATTCGGATCGGCGCCGGTTACGCCCTCGAGACGATCGAAAATCTTGTCATACAGATCGCAGAAGGGCTTCAGATTCGTAAAGACCTCGCGCTTCGCCTTTTTCGCTCCGGGCCGGTTGCGGATTTCATGCGACTTACGATTGAGATCGCGGCGGTCGCCGTCGCTGGGTTTGTTAAAGACGTGATAAATCGTGTAAGGGCCGTAAACCTGCTTGACGCGGTAAGTCTGCGCGCCCAGGACGTAGCCCCTCCCCTTCAGCGTCTCGACCTCGAAATCGGCGTCGAACAGTCCTATGATCGCTTCGTGCTTATGCTCGGATGGAATCTCGTATGCCAATGTCGGCGTCACCTCCAGCCATTCGTCAGGGGTAAAATCAACGCCCGCCCATTCGTAGCCCTTCACCGCAACTGCAAACTTGTCCCAGACGCGGGCATTTGCTGTAACGCCGTCATCATTCTGGGACTTCGTTATGCCCGCTCCGAGCACTTGAGCCCTGTAGGGCGTCTGCCGCTGCCTCTCCACGAGCGCGTCAAATGTCGGCCATTTGAGCTTATGGTAAAGCGTGATCTTTGTGTCTTCGTCGTAGACGACCTCGAGTTCGCGGACGATTTCAGGCTGATCGAGCGGGAAAAGAAGGGGCGAGGCCTGCGCCTGGCTTTCGGTGATGAGGTTGTCGAGTTTTTCGATCGCTGCTGTTTCTGACATATTGCCTCCCTGTGGCAACCCTGGAATATTGATCGGCCCGCGTGCGCGCCAGGAATTCGCGCCTGTCCTCGCGGTTGCGATCCGCGAGTGAGCGGGCCGATGAGTGTGAAGATTTATTCGTCGGCGCTAAGAAGCTCGCCGCGCAGTTCCGCGAAACGGCTCGGCTCCTGGGGCGGAAGTTTTACTATCGGCGTGAAGTCGACGTAGACGTCCATCCCCGGCTTGAACTGGTCGGACGCCGGCGGGTTATCAATCATCATTTCGATCGATCCGCTGGGTGTGTATTTATGAAAGCGCTGGTTCTCCGGAAGTTCGTCGGCTGTAACCGGGGTAAGGTACACCTTTTTGCTATTGCCGAAATCCTGCACGTACTGAACGCGAAATTTTGCTCTAACTGACATGGTTCTCCTTTTTCCATTTATTCAGCGGACACTTCAGGTCCCGCATCCGCCACTTCGTCCGCATGTCCGAAATCGCCCAGTGCGGACATCTGCACTCCTTACAAAACATGCCCGTGGCCGTCAGCTCCAGCGCGGGACAAGCCAGACATGCCTCCTCGCGCTCCGTTGCCTGCCAAAGCGGTACGTCGCCCCACCGAACGAACGACCAGACGGCAGCCAGAAAGCTTTTGATCTTCTTCAAGAACAGCATTGCGCGTCGATCTCGGAGCCGTCTACGGAGGTGTGGTCCTCGTACTTGAGGTTGTTCCGCTCGAGAACCTGCTTGCGATCGACGAGCGCCTGTTTCTTGCGTTCGCGCAGGAAGCGAGCTTCTCGCTCCTCGTGCGTTTCCTCGGCGACCTTCGGCGCTTCCTCGACTTCGACGGCCGCTTCTTTGATAAAAATCGTCGGCTCTTCTGATTCGTTGTTTGCCATAGTTTCTCAATTGAAAATCTGCCCAGCCGAGACGCCGTCCAGGCCGTTGACTACTTCGATCCGCGCGCCGTTCGTCGCCGAATCGAACTCAGTCGCAAAAGAGAAGCGAAAGGCCGCATACCCGTCCACGTTGTCGCCCCTGACTCCGTTAAATTTGGCCTTGGGAATCACGATGCTGAGTTCCTCGTAGGTGCCGGTACCCTCATGGAGCAAAGCGCCGCGTGCGCCGAATTTGAGGCCGGTGAGTTGGACGCTCTTGCACATCTTTTCCCACTCAGACACGCGATTGCCCACCAGATACGTGATTTCGCCCTGCATTGTCCGCCTGCCGAACACGCTCTTATTGAAATAGGCGCCGAGAACCGGACCTGTCGTGACCGCATAATCGCCGGGCGCCTGCTTAGGGTCCCCTCCGCAACGGGCGGCGTTGATATTGTGGTTATTGTTAAGACCGACGTTCCAATTCTTCCACCTGCAATCGGTCGCCAGGGCTCTCAGGCCAATGTCGTCGGTGTACTCCAAGAACGGGCGGGGATCGAGACAAGCGAAGGCGGGCGCGCCTGGCAGCGTAAAGGCGCCGGGCGTGGTGATCGTGCTAGTTGTTGGCGTGATGCCAGTGCTGGTGTCGTTGCTTAGCGCGATACTTGCCGTGGTGTCGTTGGGCGCGGTGTGGCGCGCCGTTAGAGTGATCGAAGTTCCCGCGCCCCCGACGATATAGAAATCGCCGACCTCGGGGTCGTTAGAGAGCGCTGTCCGCGCGGTGGCCGCCCATACGGTCGGCGTTTCGGTGTTGTTGACGGAGAATGTAACGGTCCTTGAGCCGCCTTGCATGTTCGCCGAGGTAACGACAGCCTTCCCGAGGCCTGCGCCGGTTATCGTCCCAGTCGCCGTCACGGTCAGTACCTGCTGCGTGCCAATCAAGTGCGGGATGCGATGCCTGCCGGACATGAGCAAACTGAAGCCGACCTGGAAGTCTTCGTCGACATTCTGACTTAGCGCAAAGTCGTTGACGACGCCTCCGGTCCAAAGCGTACTCGCGCCGCCGCTCACCGTAACGGCGTTGAAGGACGGCAACTGCTTACCGGAGGTCTTAGACTTTAGTGGGGCGACGTGTCGGTAGGCGACGCCGGCCACTATCTCGACGGGCGCGGCCGGAGTCCCGCCGAATGCGCGCATCCCTACTTTGCCGTAGGTCCGAAAGTTTGCGCGATCATTAAGCCCTATAGTGGCCCCAAGGAAGCGCTTCAGGCACTGGCCGGACTGAAATTCCGAGGTAATGCCCGCCCTGCCCGCGTCGTTGGAGAATTCAGGCTCAGGAATCAAGACGCCAGCATTTTCCCAGCCTGCGCGCTCGTACTTGGTTCCGTCCGTGATTGCCGTGTTGAACGGGCCTTCACGGTCGGAGATGTATAATTCGGCATCTTCTAAAAAATGGTCATTTGGCATTGATTCCTCCGTTTAGCTACAGGCAACAGGTCCGTAAAAATTGCGCGCGCGCAAAATCGCTTGTGACTGTCGTGCGGTGCTGTTTGTGATCGGATACGGCTTGTCGATCTTGTCGGTTGGCCATTCGACCGGATTGACATGCGCCCTCTTCAAAACCTCAGGCAGCTCGCCCGACCACTTGAAGGCGTTGGTCACTGCGTCGCGCTCGAGACTGGTCTCGCGGTCTGAGTTCGAAGCGTCCGTCCCGCTTCGGTACTGATAAATCTGCGTGAGGTTGTAAACGAGTTCATAAAGCGCGCCCCCTTGGCGCTTTTCGATCGGCAAATTGCTGCGCGGCGTCACGACCCACACATGGACCTTGTTCTCGCCGTCGAGCAGTCCGTTATAAGACCCGGATTCGAGAATGCCGCTGATGTCCCGACCGAGGACGATCGGCGCCGGGTCGCCAGGATTCGGGTAAAGCGCGGCAAGCGCGCTTATCATTCGCGCCACGATTGCCTCTCTGATTTCGTACTCGCTCGCCACTTACGCGCGCCTCCTCAAGAATTCATCAACCGCAGGCTGCGCAATCGGACGCGGTTTGATTCGATTTGTTCCGCGCTGCAAAAGAATCGCGTGCGGCGCCGTGATCTCGATCTGACCGACGAGAAATCGTCCTTCTTTGCTCACTTGAGGCTTAGTGATCGAATCTACGAGGGCGCTCGTCTGTCTCGCTGGGGCTTCTCCGGGAGCTGAGGCTCGGTGCCGCCCTCGATACTCGCGCCCGCTCTTAGCCTCATCCGCTTGTTCGCCGATAATTGCTGTTACCTCAGTCAACGCTTTCTCCATGATCGGCGCGACCTGGCGCTCGATGGCGCGCTGAAATGCGTCTGAATTGATCAAAACCTCGACCTTCATGACACCTCCTCCAGTGGCGCGACATGGAAGCGATAGAAACGATGGGGCCCCGTCGGCGTGAGCATCCCCGGCTCGGCCTGATCGCCCCTGACGACGCGAAAGCGAGTCGTCCCATGCAAAAGGGTCCCGGTCTGCTTCGCGTCTTCGTCCGTGATCGTTAATTCGCCGAATTGCGCTTCGAACTGAACGTCGGGCGGCAGCGATTTCCCCTCAGCGTCGACCTTGAAAAACGGATAAAAACTTCGATCGACGGTCAGAAATGCGACGTATTCGCGCGTCGTCGGATCCAATTTTTCAAGCGAGATCGAGCCCGGCTCGCCCTGCAATACGAGATTGACGCGCCGGAGCGCTTCGAGCCGTTGCATGTGTGCCTGTGTGAGTATTCCTGCCATCAACTTGCCTTGATCGTCACCTGTTTAATGAAAGCGATCGTCCCTTTCTCCATCGTGTGCGGCTTTCCGTCGCTCGTGAGCACCTGAATGTCATAGATGTACTCAATGTCAGGCTTCGCATCGGTCGAATCAGCCGGCAATAACTCGAAAAACATCCCAAGGGCGCCGTCCGTCGTCTCGGGGTCGGTGATCTGACCATCGGCAGTTAGGCCCGTGGTGATCTCTTTCTGAAACAGCGCGTCATCGTCGTCTAAACTCTCCGATTTCTTTGCCGTCATCCAGGCTTTCGTGATCGTGATACCTGTTGGCAGCGTGGTATAAACCCGCTGAATACGCTTTGCATCACCGATCGCGATGTCCTTAATTTGTTGGCCCTTTTTAGTCATCCGAGATCAATTGTTTCGTCATCGTCCCACTCAACGGGGATCGTTCTGTTATCAATCCACGAAATTGCCAAGCTTTTCCTATCAATCCACGAGACCGCGAAGCCTCTGTAGTCAATCATCAGCGCCGGCGGCGTGCCCCCGCCCAGTATCACGACAACGCCAAACGCTTCACCGCTCGCAATTCCCAGCGGCGCAATAATCAAAAGCCCGAGATTCACGCTCGGATCGCCGAACGCTTCACCGCTCGCGATTGATTGGGCGATGACGTTATAAATAGCCTGGAGTGTTGGTGCTCCGAATGCCTCGGCTGTCGCGATCCCGTTCGGACTTACATTTACCCCGCCCGGTATCAGTACCTGATCGCCAAACGTTTCAGCCGTCTCAATCCCGTTCGGGCTGACAATTGAGCCGCCAGCGGAAATCACCGGACTTCCCAAGGCTTCAGCCGACGCGATTCCCGCGGGCAAAATCAATACAGCGCCAGGCGCGAGCGTGTGACTGCCGAAGGCTTCAAGGCTGGCGATCGCATTCGCGATAATCGTCGTCAGAGTCGTCAGCGTTGGAGCGCCGAACGCTTCAGCCGACGCAATCGCGTTCGCGATGATTGTTGTGAGCGTCGTCAGCGTTGGAGCGCCAAAGGCTTCAAGGCTTGCGATCCCATTTGGCGCAACGGCGACGGCGCCCGGAGCCAGGGTGGCAGTCCCGAATGCCTCAGCCGTCGCTATCCCGCTCGGGCTTATCGTCTGTCCGCCCCCGCCTGCGCCCGGCTTGATCTCCAGCGCGACCCAGTTCCATTCCGCATTGCCGGTCCCGCCCGCGTCGAAGTTCATCGTGACGGTCGAGCCAGACGTTGCGGTGTCGGCCGCCTTGTGAAGCGAGACGACGGAGATCGCGCCCGAATAATCGGCACCGTCCTCTGTGTCGCTCGACGTCGGCGTCCCAAGCTGATTCCAATCCGTCGCGCAACCGAAACCCCGAGAGTTATTGACCGTCGAGGTATAGGCGTTCGGGGTGATGTTGTTAGTCGTCGAGTGGCCTTCGCCCGTCGCTCCGGTCGGATCGGCGGTGTCGGCGCCCGTCACGACGTAAATCTTGACGCTTATTCGGCCCGTCGATCCGTGGCCGGCAGTGCGTCGCACGCTTACCGTCTGAGCGCTAGCCGCAACCGTCGAACCGTCAGCCGGGGTCCAGATCGAAGCGTGGCCGGCCATGGCCCCCGCGTCGCCTGGGTCGTGTTCGACCCTATTCGTCCATGTCAAAGAACCGCCGCTGACCGAGATCGTGATGTTGTCACTATTCCCGTTTGTGTCAGCACTGACGCAAACCACTAAAACCGAATTGGCCGGCGGGGTGAATGATGCCGAAGTGATATCGACGTTGTTCGCCGGAGTGCCCGTAAACCTGATCGGGCTTGATGCGTCTATAGCTATCGCCATTGGTCATCAAACTTCGATTCCTTCGATCCCTGCCCTGAATGTCAGCGTGACGGTCTGCCCCGCCGTTGGCGTTGCGGCCGTCGCGACCCTGATATTGATGTCGGTGTCTTCTGCGAGCTGCTGCAGCGTGGCCATCGAGGCAGCCGGGACCGTGAAAGTTCTCGCAGGCCCGATAAGCGTCAGGCCGTTCACAATGTTGTTGAAGTTCGGGCTATTCGTGCCGATGTTGATCACGGCGCCGTTCTGAATATTCGCGGCGTTGATTACCTTGATAAACGCCCTAAGAGGATGGAACTGCAGTCCGTCGGCTATCCTGGTCCTCGTTAGGAGCGTATTACCCACAGATGCCCCGTTGGCGTTGCCCTCCGAAAGCGCAACAAATGTCCTGTTGTAGTTGCTCATAATTCACCTTTATTACCCGAGAGCGCGACGCAATGCCTCGCGCTCAGCGTCGGTCATAGCGCCCACTTTGGCCGCGGCTTCTTCGCGCGCACGCGCGGTATTGAGGCAGCCGGCGAGTTTCTTCGCTTCCGCCCCTAGCAAGTCGCGTTGCCCGTTGATCCTGGCCAGTTCGTTCTCCAGATCCGCTACGCTCGAATCTGGGCCAAATTGTGTGGAATTCTCAGTGCTCATAGTTTCCTCGGCGGATGTTGAATGATTGTCGGCACTCCGAATACTTCCTTCGACCTTACGCCAAAGGGCATGAATCGCCTTAGATCGCGATTCCATGCAGCCTCTTTGACGGCCTCTTTCAAAATGTCCGGGCGGTTGCTCAAGCTAAACGGGGCGCCTGCCCGCATCAGGATGGCGCTGTCGTTGACGATCTGCGTGGCTTTCTCTTCTTCTTCAGCCAGGCGGGCTTTACGCTGGAGCGACTT